GTTGCGCCACCGCCGAAGCCGACGATGTGATCGCTCGCTGGATCGCTCTGCATCCCCAGGATCATCACACCATAGTGAGTTCGGACACAGACTTTGTGCAGCTCTTGGCCGAAAACGTCAATCAGTACAACGGTATCGCCAACGAACTACTCACGCTGACCGGGATATTTGACGATCGGGATCGTGCCGTCATGGACAAGAAAACCAAACAGCCCAAACAGGTGGGTGATCCCCAATGGTTGTTGTTTGAAAAATGCATGCGTGGTGACACATCGGACAATGTGTTCAGTGCATTTCCTGGTGTGCGCACCCGAGGCACACGCAACCAAGTGGGTCTCATGGAAGCATTTGCTGATCGTGAGCGCCAGGGTTTCAACTGGAACAATCTCATGATGCAGCGTTGGACCGATCATGAGGGCGCAGAACATCGTGTGGGTGATGACTATGAACGCAATCGCGGTCTGATCGACCTCACAGCACAACCGCAGGAAGTCAAAGACACCGTGGATCAATGCATCCGCGAGCAAATCAGTTACAAAGACGTGGGCCAGGTAGGCGTGAGGTTCATGCGTTTTTGTGGTCAGTTTGAATTGAATCGAGCCAGCGAGCAAGCTGAACAATACAGTCGTTGGCTCAACGCCACATATCAAGGAGTACTCAATGATTGAAGCCAAACCCGTGGTAGCCGACCGCTACTGGATTTTGAAAAAAGATAATCACAAAGTGGGTACTGTGGAGGCCGATGCCACTGGTATCCGAGTGCGTATCCATAATCAAGTCAAGAACTATCGCACCTGGACCATGGTTCGCGATGAAGAAGGCATAGACTTCCAGCCTCAGTTTGATACTACACCGCAACCACGTGACCAGGTGTACGGACATGACGTGGGTTGTGGTGCTCATAACCGGATGTGGGATGCCCAACGATGCTTACCACTGTTTACCAAAACTCGCAAAAGCAAGAGTTGGTATGCGGCCGGTTGGTATCGTATACGTCAACATCGAGTCTGGCAAGTGATGCATAATCCCAAACTGATCATCCTGGATCGGTATCAATACCAGGGCCCATTCGCCACGCAAGAGCAAGCGCATGACAAATCCGCGTGACACCATGATTGAACCCCTGCGCGACGACCTCATGGTGCAGCAGCAGCTACCCGCAGAGCCGGGCAGTCGCACCTGGAGTTGGCAACACATGGTGGCCGTGATCATGCTGAACCAGACCGGTAGGAAACCAGTCAAGACTGTGCTACCGGTATTTTTGTATCGGTGGCCCGAGCCCTGGGATCTATACATAGCCGATGACCAAGATATACAAGATGTGATCTGGCCCCTGGGCTTGGTCAATGTACGGCTGAAACGTCTGGTACGCATGACCCAAGAGTTTTTTGTATGGAAATATCGTGATGGTGATGCCCGTGATCTCTACGGCATCGGCAAGTATGGGTCGGACAGCTACGAGATCTTTTTCCGACATAACTATTCAGTACAACCCACAGACAAAGAACTACGACGTTATCTGGAGAATCTGGCACATGAGCCTGCACATCAATAAGTTCATAGAACTGGTCAAGGCCTGCGAAGCTCGCGGGCAGCGGGATCTGCACATGCCCCTGCGCGATGCCCGGGATCTGCATGCGGATATTACCCGTTTGCTGGGTCAACTGCAAGAACTGCACGATTCCCATGCAGCCGCAGCCAGCGATACGGTAATACAGGTAGAAGTCACGGGCGGCAGTTTCAAAAACACGTAGATTTTCGCATAAATACAGCATCATGAGCCGTCCCAAACCCAAGGTGCTGGTAGAGCAAACTGACCGCCAGACCTATCGAACCGAGCAGGTGCTCCAGGCCGAAGGCGTCTGGGCTGTGTTTTTCCAAGGTCAGCCCATCAATCTCAAGACCCACAATCTCCTGGTACAGTATCCCGGACCCAAGTACAAAAAGGTCAGTTTCAGCAATCCCGGACACGCGATCAACTTGGCTCGCAAGCTAAACACGCAGTTCCGCACCCAGGAGTTCACGGTGGTGCTGTTGCGAGCAGGCGAGCAAGTGTATCCCTGTGTCTGACCGGCTGGAGATCACCCAGCAGGTACTAGCCCAACTGGGCAACGAATCAGAATGGAATCTCACGCAGGCCATGCAGTATTGGTGGCGCGCTGGGCAGGGCTGGGGTCTGCAGTTATCGCCCACGGGTTACGGTGTGTTTCAGATGATTGAATACCCCAGTTGGCAATTTGAACTCACTGATCCCGTGACCGGGGCCGAAATCGTACGCATGGATCGCTATCTGGCGCGGCCCTGGGCTCTCATGCGTACCCGGGCACAGAGCCGGCCCGCCCTGGTGTTGTTTGACAGTGCCCAGGCCATGTGGTTGAAGCTGTTGGGTGATTTTAGCGCATGGAATCGAGCCTTGGAACATGATGCTAAATAAGTCACAAGGAGATTGCAATGAGTGCTGTGTTCCGACACGTATGGCAGATAGATTCCAGTCTGATAGATGCCAATCTGAGTGACAGTGATCTGAACCAACAGTTCAGACAACTGCGTGGGCAAACTCTTACCGATAGCATTGATCAATCGATTCTGGAACATGTGTATCTGGGTCAAACCGATTCTAATAGCTATCGTATAGATATAGATCGTGTCGCGGGCAAAATGTCCAGAATCAGACAGTTCCAAGACTTGGCCACAGCACAGCGCCATCAAGATCTGCATGTGAATCAACATCTGGATCTAGTACCGGCTGAAGGACCAACCCAGTTCCGGTTGATCACGCGTGAAGTGATCGACAACATGACCCTGGACCAAGTGGTAAATTGACGTTGAAAATATAGGGTTTTTTGCCGCAGGTATAAATAAAATTACAGTCAATTTGATTTTGGTAAAATTGATCTTGACTGGATAACAAATACTATCTATTATGAACACTGTTATGAACACACGACATATATCGAAACCGGAGCAATTCGCACCATCATGCCAACCCACATGGGCCGGCTTGGTGCTGGATTATACCCGTGGAATCGAGAATAGTGCGGGTCAGGGGTTTTTATGTGAGGGATGGGATGAGTAGCAAGTAGATCCCAAAAACAACATAACAACCCCAGGACTCGAAACCCTGGGGTTTTCATTTTGTAATCAAGGATTTGCAGCGGAGGTTGACAAGTAACAAACGATGTGCCATAATCGCACCACGCTAACAACGTGAGGTAATGATTGACACAGAGTCAACCCAGTAGAAATACAGTAACAAGTGTGAGGGAACGCGACCCTGCCGGCACTCAAAACATCGGCTATAATGTGGGCGGCCTATCCGATGATAAGTCTCTGGCGATAACGGAGATGTGTAAAACGATAGCGTAATAAAGTATATTGGATCCTTGACGACCTGGGACGCTGGGTTGGTGCAAGCAGTATACTTTATTACACACATTCTAACGAGTGTGTTGAAAATTTCAGGGTGTCTTGATGCTATGGCGTGTGCATCCCCGGACTGTAAATCCGGTCCCTCGTGGTAAACAATCGCGGTTCGAATCCGTGGACACCCACCAAAACAAACTCTCGGTCGCCTAGCCAGGTATGGCACTTGCATGGGGTGCAAGCATAACGCAGGTTCGAATCCTGCTCGAGAGACCAAAACACAATGGTGTTGGTAAGATAGTGGTAGTCTATCTGACTGTGAATCAGAGAGCGAGGGTTCGATTCCCCCCTTCACCCCAACAAACAATTTGCTCCTCAGCACTGGTGTGCGGCGCGCCCTTATAAAGCGTGGAGACTGGCCGGACGGGCTGGAACGGCATGGGTTCGAATCCCTGGGGGAGTACCACACAAACATGGCGGTGAAGTGTTACGGTAGCACTGCGGTCTCCAAAACCGTAAGCCGGGGTTCGACTCCCTGCACCGTCGCCACACTATGGCGACATTAGTGAATGTCCACCGGGGTCAGGCCGAGAAACGGACCCCCACCAATTCAGCCCTGTTAGTTCTAGTGGTAAAACGTCGGTTTTGTAATCCGAATTCGGGTGTTCGATTCACCCACGGGGCACCACAACAATGTCTGGTTCGTCTAGAGGCCTAGGACACCCGCCTTTCACGCGGACAACACGGGTTCGAATCCCGTACCGGACGCCAAATTTGCTGCTTTAGCTGATGTGGTCATAGCAGGCGCCTGAAGAGCGTCGGAACCTGGTTCGATTCCAGGAGGCAGCACCACAAGGAGAAGTCATGGATTCAATCAAGACCTACAATGCGCTGCGAGGACACATACGCGAGTTCCAGGAACTGCGGGGTCGCATACTGTGCCGCGTCGAACGCACGGACGATGAACTGCGCCTGTATCTCACCGATGATCACTACGTGAGATTCTATCACCAGCAAGGTTGCTGCGAATCGGTCTGGATCGAAGACATCTGCGGTGATCTCAACGATCTCGTGGGCGAACCCTTGCTGGAAGCCGAAGAAGTGCAAGGAGATGGACCCGTGCAAGATTATGAAAGCTACACCTGGACCTTTTATCGCTTTGGCACTCGCCGGGGCAGCGTGACTGTGCGTTGGTTGGGGCACAGCAATGGCTACTATGGTGAGGGCGTGGATGTGGAGATCATGGGTGGCGCCAGAGAAGAATAATATCCCCATAGCTCAGCGGACTTAGAGCACCGGCCCGCGAAGCCGGGGGTCAGAGGTTCAAATCCTCTTGGGGGTACCAATACAATGCCTGGTTAGCTCAGTGGTAGAGCGTCTCGTTTACACCGAGAGGGTCGGCGGTTCAAACCCGTCACCAGGTACCAATACAAATGTCGGTGTGGCCGAGTGCTTAGGCTGAGGTCTGCAAAACCTCCTATGCTGGTTGGATTCCAGTCGCCGACTCCAAATACATTTGATCAAACTGTTCTATTCGTAGCAACAATTCACCAAGTGATATTGCCGATCTCTTATTTTTACTTTGGTTACGTCGATGTGGAATAACTTGGCAGTTGGCAGGATGTGAGATTATAGTTGGATCAACTTTATTGATAAATCCATCACTGACCGAAAATAAGTGATCTCGAGAACATCCATTGAGATTGTTACCTCGGTTAGATGCTGAGTACCAACCATATTCAGAGATAAGAGCCGATACATTAGAAAACCATTCTGGATACGCACTCAGGCTGAACTGAAATCGACATTGATAAGTATAGATCTTTTTATCTAATATTGTAGTTGGATGAATTGTTTTGATTGTAGGCGAATACCACCGTTGACCAGTTATTTTGCATGTGCAGAGATACACCCTGGTATGTGGGCCGCTTGCGTTTGGTAGTAATGTTGAACGTTGTTTCCGAGGTGCCTTTATCTTCGATACTCTAGATTTTGGTTTTGGTCCGGTAACAATTTTGTTCCAATCTTTCTTAGAATTGTTATAGATTGCTGCACATTTCCTTCCACAAAACTTGTTAGATTTCCTCCGAAAATATTCAATAGGTTTAGAACAGTTTTTACACAAGCACGGGTTTGAGTTATACTCCTCAATTGATTTCTTATGTTTTATTTTACCGTTGTGTCTACTAGAACAAGATAAAGAACAATATGTTCCAGTTGACCCATAGGACGGGGTAAAAAGTTTTTGACAATAATGACAAGTTTTCATAAAGCTATTTATGTTCAAAACATTATTAGTTTGAGTTCGAATCTCACCCGTTGCTCCAGAATAGCGGTCAGCGCCAAGAGAGAACGTGAGCCACCCAGTGGGATGGGAGTTGAAGGCTCTTGGGACTCGGCCCCGCCCCATTGACAACATAAATATAGGCATGAGATCTATAGAATTTACATCTGAAGCAAGACGTAATCCTGAGTTAAATCCTAGAGTTGACTCTTACACACAATTGAAAACTATTGCTGCTCAGTATGGCCGAAAAAACATGTTTGTTCGTTTTTCCAACGATGAAAAATTTGGAGTCAATCCCAAACCTGGTTACAGCTCAACACCACTGGGAATTTATGGTTACCCACTAAAATACGTTTTGCAAATGGGTTTAAAAAACATTCCCTATCAGGGTGATGCTCCATATATCTGGGTGTTCCAGTATCTTGGATCCGCGGCTACTACCATTGATAACGGAAAACAGTCATTGAATCCCAAGTTGGCAAAGAGTTTGATCAATAGCATTGGGCAAGAGCTGGAAGCCAAAGGGGTAATTGAATACGATCCAACATCAATTTTAGAGACCTTGCGAGACAACGCTTATGATGATGGAGAAATACCTCCCAAAGAAAATAGTGTGAAATTTATTATGACCCTGTTGAGTGGGTGGTACAGTTATGAAAATGCAGAGGGCGAAAGTATTGACCTAAATCAAATTGAACAATATCGTGCATTGAAACGAGCCGGTGTAACCGCAGTGATTGACAGTCGTGGTAGCGGAGATATTCACATCAATGAATCAACACAAGCGGTATTTTTTGACATCAAGCAGCTGAAAGTCGTTAAGCTGATCCAAACGTGGAAGTTTCATCCCAAGGGTCGTCAAGATGCGGAACGAGCTTTTATAAGAAAACTTGGATATGTAGATATACCACGGGCCGACAAAGTATTAACCGCGGCATTGCGTTTTGGTAAACGTAAACCTGAGGATGAACGTGAAATATTAAAGAGTCCATTGACTGTATATCGTTATGCGACCGAAGTATTGAAAAAACCCTGGCCCCAAGGTGAAAGTGTGATTCAAAACACTGAGCTTTGGCCAAAATACCAAAACTTTTTTAATCTTAATCAGGGCTAGACGCCAGAGTTGAGTACGCGACGTGTGTCCGCAGCAAAGGATCGTGGTTTGCACACTGAGTGAAGATGCCTCCTCTGCGCGAGACAATCCAGTGAGTCCGGGGGAGGATAGCTGGGCGCCCAACTTTCAATGCCGGATGATCCTCCAGTGTATCCTGGTGCCGGCTCCAATTACATTGCCTACGTAGCTCAGCGATAGAGCAATCGGTTGATCTATTTGGTATAAATAATAGTAGGAGATACTGTTATGACTACTAAATTTCAATTACTATGTTGTTGCATTAACTGTAGGAAAGAGACCACATCGGGGCAGCTAACTAGAAATCATAGTATGAAGTGCCCACCAGAATATCGTCCGGTTAAGTTTCCAAAAAATATTGGTAGAGTTGCATGGAATAAAGGGTTATCATGTGACACAGATGATCGTGTAAAGCGGAACACAGAAGCGATAATTGAAACTAAAAAAAATTTACCAGTGACCGGCTGTTGTGCGTGGTCTAGAGAGAAGAGATCAGCGGTGGCAAAGCAAAGAGGCTTTGGTGGATATCGCCCTAATGCAGGAAGAAGCAAAAAATTTAAGGTACTAGATTCATTTGGAAAAGAAACTACCCTACAAAGCACATATGAATTGCAGTGTAGTAAAGTATTGTCTGAGTTAGACATTAAATGGATTAGACCCAAAGCATTAAAATACGATGGAAGAAATTATTTTGCTGACTTTTACTTGCCAGATTATAATGTTTATCTAGATCCAAAAAACAATTATAAAGCTAAATTAGATGTTGAAAAAATTCGCAAAGTGATAGAGCAGAATAACGTTAGGTTATATGTTTTATTACAAGAACAAATTACCAAAGAATATATTGCCCCTTTAGTTAAATTGGTATAACAAGCGACCGATAATCGCTAGTCGGTGGATCGTAACCACCCGGGGGTACCAGATACCGGGCCCGCATGTACCAAGAGGGCGAGCGAGGTTTGCACCTTTGCTGAGGTGAGTTTGATTCTCACCGGGTCCACCACAACAGGGTGATGTAGCATAGATGGTCTGTGCGCCTCCCTCATAAGGAGGAATGGGACTGGTTCGATTCCAGTCATCACCACCAAGTTTCACTGCACAGTAAAAACAACGGAGAGGGTGTGCGGGTTCCGGTCCCGGCTGAGGCGGCTGGAAGGCCGGCCTTGGCTGTCTCCCGGTGATTTAGGAGTACTCCTGGCGCCAGACTTCCCGATGCTGGCACAGGGAAGGGCAGTCGGGAAGCTGCCCGAGAGTTTTAGCTGACGTGGCACAGTTGGTAGCGCACACCCTTGGTAAGGGTGAGGTCACCGGTTCGATCCCGGTCGTCAGCACCAAAAATATGGAAGCGTGGCAGAGCGGATTATTGCACCGGTCTTGAAAACCGACGAACCGCGAGGTTCCGTGAGTTCGAATCTCACCGCTTCCGCCAGACTGGAGAGTTGGCAGAGTCCGGTTTATTGTACCGCATTGGAAGTGCGGAGGTGCGTTTACGTGCCCGCGAGTTCGAATCTCGCACTCTCCGCCAAGAATCTCAGCCCACAGGACGCTGTGGGTATGATAGCTGCGACTCCGATGTCACTGCGGGGTCTGGAAATACCGGATTAGAGTCTCCGGTGCAACCGTCTAGCCGGGAAAGAACACGATAACAGGTGGCAGCGAACAATTGGGGTGAGACTGGGAGTCACACCTGCCTCTGAAGCAGGATGGAGTTGGTTCGAGTCCAATCGCCCCCGCCAGTATTGGAGAGTTGGCAGAGCCCGGCTGATTGCATCTGATTCGAAATCAGACATACCGCAAGGTATCATAGGTTCGAATCCTATACTCTCCGCCACAGATAAATTATATAGAGTGTTATTTGTTCCACGCGAGCCGCGGGGTGTGGCAGCGGACTGTTAATCCGTGGTTGAAAGACCAAGCTTGGTTCGACACCAAGGCGTGGAGCCAATAACATTTATTGCGGGGTGGTGTACAGAGCACGTCAGGCTCATAACCTGGAGGACCGTGAGCATTTCCGGCGACCGCAACCAAATTTCGGCTCGTTAGCTCAATTGGGAGAGCACCGGCCTGTCACGCCGGAGGTAAGGGGATCGAAACCCCTACGAGTCGCCAGTATCGACTATTATAGATCCGGCACTCGGCAGTGGTTGACCACAAACGTCTCTGATCGTATAATAGACTCATAGTTAGTTAATGCAGCCAGGTGGTGGTGAAGCGAAGCCTAGTCAGGACACAGGACGAGATAACTTCAAAGTCCGCACTGGTTTCGAATCCAGTCAGCTGCTGAGCTCTTTAAAAATTTGCGCCGATACCCATCGCGTTGTATTTGGGATCGCCCGGTGTCTTCCGGGAGGCAGGTAATAAGAAAACTAGGGATTGCGATTTCTAGTAGAAATAACTGTGGTGCAAATGCTCTTTAACAATACGGCGTTATTCACATGCACACAAATGCGTAGGCCACGCAGATATGGCTGGACATAGCATTGACTCTTGATCGGGCG